TATTCTCATAGGTTGTCTTATCCAGCATTGCTACTGCGTTTTCCCAATCCTGTTCCGATAGACCCATAAAATCAGGCGATTCCGGCATCTCGGCTTCTTTATCTAGCGGATTCCAGTCGTCACCCGCCACTATATCAAGTCCCAGAAAACCGCTATCTGTTGGATTTATGAAGCTAGTAGCATCTTCTTTAAGATCATCAAGATTATAATAGAATGTTATAGGCTTAATAAGTAACCAATGTAGTGCTTTGAGAAATCTATTAAAAGTGATCATGAAATAATTCCGCCTGTTTCGTAAACGTAATCTGAAGCTACCCAGTGTACATCTACTGATTTTGTTTCTATTTTGAATTTGCCTGAAAAGTAATACCCTGTATGTGTATCGGGTGAGGTCCATTTCAAGATAGTGTCAAGAGAGCCTGTCCATGTTGCTGTATCCCACTTGCCCGTATCCCACACACCGCCCGCTGCGGGGGTATAACTTGCCACCCCGGTTATTACTCTGTTCTTGAAATCTACGTCAACATCCGTCAGATAATCTAAATTACCGTTGGTCTGTATCATCGTACGGAATAGCTTGATATTCTTTGATTGAGTGGATGAACCAAAGTTATTCCACGCCATATAGCCTTCTGCAACGATATTATTTCCATCATCACTCACACCCGTCCATGCCTTCTGCACAACAGTGGAGGCTCCGTAGTAAATCTCATCGTTATAGATACCCCAACACTGGGCGGGCCATGCTTTGAACTGGCACCATGCTCCTGTTACGGTATTCATCACGTATTGAACCTGTCCCGTTGTGGTGTTTACCGGGATATTAAAGATTATTGCGTTCTTTAAGGGATAATGCTGAACCATCCAGCCAAAGTTAGAGCCGTAGTTTCTTGCCGAAGCGTTAAAGGTGTTCTTGATCTTGTCCGATACCGCTACTCTGTCGTTAATCGTAGCCATCCTGATCCCCTCACTCATGGGGAATATCCCTTCTTGAGTGACCGCAAGGAGATCACCGGCAAACTGGACGTAAGACCTTCTTCCAAGAGGTTTACCAAGAAAGTACGTTCCTACCCTTGACCACAGGGAGGCTGAGGCTGGATCAATTCCGGTATAAATGATAGCCTGACCCTCAGAGGTCATGAAGACAATCATATCGTCCATACCATCCCCTGCATCAAAGGTCCATGTAGCCGCCCACATCAGATAGCCGCCCATGTTCGCAAAAGGCGAGAGGTCGAATTTGACGGCCAATCCGCCAACAACGCCCGCAGGCAAATACCAGAAATTCAGGGTGTCCTTCTCAAGCAGGAGAAGTCTTCCATGATAAGTACAGCCAAACACCGCCTTTAGCGGGTCTATTCCGGTTAATTGGGGCGAACCTGTGGTTGTAACTGAAGTCCATGCACTACCGTTATAGTATTTGGGGCGGTCTGCAGCGGCATCATTAAACATCAATAACCACTCACTTGAGCCATCACCCATATTCAACCACTGGTATTTACCATCACTGTGTTGAGTGAATGTCTCTGCGCTTCCAGCGCCACTTGAGGAAATGTCGTAACAATCCGTATCGGTAACTGCAAAGAACTGCTCTACACCGTCTAATCCTGTATATGTGGCTAGTGTCTCTACGGTGCCTGTAATGGTGTGAGCGTAATCAGATTGTCCACCCCTTATCTCAACGTCAACCGTGGTAGGAAACAGGTTGTCGAGCTTCACAGCGTCCTCTACGGGCATTGCTGCGAGCGAATCCCTTGTGTTCCATCCACCAACGGGGGCGGGCACAGAAGCCGTCAGGGAAACCTGCCTGCGCTCTCCCTTTGTCCTTAGCGGCTGTCTAAACATTCCACGAACCATCAGGCACAAAGACTTTAGGCTCTGGCGTATATGAACTCTGGTGCATCTTTAGCGGCCTTTTAAGGCCATTCCTTGAGAGTTCGTTGGCAACCAGATGTTCATAGCTTCTGAAGTCTTCAGCATATTCCATGCCTTTCTGTTTCTTCCAGCGCCACTGTAAACCAGATTCAAGTAAAAACTCCGGCAACAGCATTAAATCATTATCATTGGTGAAATACTGCTTTTGCGTATCTCCAGTAGAATCTGTTAGTGCATTCCATGTGACATATTCAAAAGCCCATGTATGTCCAGCGGCGGCAGGCGGGTTTGAGAGTAAACGACCGCCCCTTATCCTTGCTTGATATCTCGGCCCCGTTACCTCTACCGCTTTAACTTGCTGCCAGTCAGTTGCATCTATTACATAAACCGGAAGCCTCAAATCCCTGTCCCAGATAGTATCGTTCCTGATATACCTGAACCCGTTTGAGGCTAGATCAGCAATGGCCCCCTGATCCTCCATATCTATTGTATATTCTTCAAGCGTTACAGGATAATCGGGTCCAAGAAAGATATCTTCTGATAACGTTAAGTGTCCCGGTAAATAGATGCTTCCAAGAGCTGTAATTGTCGCAGTCTCTCCTGTTGTCGTGTTTGTTACTGTCTCACCAACACGAACGTTATCTTCAATAAAATCGGCGAAACCATCAATTAATTTATAAGAGCTAACCTGTGTAGAGGTTCCAGTCAACGGTCTTTTAAGCCCCGTTGTAAGGGTGGCCTCATTGACTAAAGCCTCCCAGTCACCACGTCCAGCAAGGTCATCAACTTCCTTCTGAAGCAATGACTTAATCTGGATAATCTGAGGATCAGTTGACCCCATAACAGTCGTTACATTGGAATCAACATTTACTTCCGCTGCAAATCTGTTTACTAGGGTCAACAAACTCATGATTATTCCTCTAATTTAGCTCGGATAGTGGATTCTTTCATTCTGTGGTGCGGGGGCTTGCCGAACTTTTTCTGATACAACAGATTTAATTCTGTACGCTTATGCCTTCTTTTTATTTCACCCCTCTCCATAAGTTCAAGCGTTCGTTCTTTTGCTGCTGCTGCAGCTTCCTCACCAAGCACATCTTCTCTGCTCAATGATTCTGCATCATCCAGAATATCAGCAGCAGTGATTGTTTCACGTGGAACTATCTGTGGCGCTTCGTGTGCCTGATTAGACTGGCCTTGAACTTGACGCGCAAGGAGTTCCACTTTTTCTTCCAAAGATTCAACAGTGAGTTTAAGCTGTTCATTGGCTTTCTCCAGGGCTGCGTTCTGTAACGCAACTTTGCCGTGGTCATTAACGCTGTTAAGCCATGACTTCGCTTTATTTACCAAGTCTTGACCGCCCATCCCTAAGCGTCTTCGTCCTTCATCATTACATGCGGCGAGGTCTTCAATAGTCCTTATGCCTGCTTGAAGAATCATCTTCTCTTGTGCGGGCGACAATGCACCCCATCCCCTGATCGGGGTTCCATCAAGAGGGATTTCCAAGCCCTGCTTGTATAGTTCGTAGGATTTCTTCCATGCCTCAACCCATTCGAGCTTCTGTCGTCCGTTCCTTGCGTTTACGTCCTGTTTTGTGAACCAGTTTTCAACCTTATCCTCAAAACAGTCTTTTGAATACGGGGGTGTGACTAAAACATAGTCAACATCTACAGCAACATAATGCCCTTGCTCATTGGATGCCTTTACATCGTGCATAGCCCTTGTTTCAAAGGTTACATAGGGTGGACGTTCTGTTCTGTCTGATACTTCACCTACACTCATTAGCTTCTCCTGTCTGGATTAGTTATATTTTCATTATAAATTGCTTGTAAAAGACCATCACCATAAACATGAAATTTACAGCCAGCCTCTTCAAGAGCTTTTGTGTGGACCAGAAATGATTCTGGTTGCTTACTCATAGCAATTGATGATATGTACTTCTTACCACCATGCTCTATTTCCATCGTTGGCATGTTGTTATTCATCCGCTGTTGATAAGCGTGAGATTTCCCTTCTCTATGGGAGCTATCATAACCAAAGACGTGAAACTCACGATACCCTTGAGTATAGGCGACGCAAAGCGAACAGTTGCCTACTGTCGCATCACCACTGACTAAAACATACCCGCCTTGATCAACTCTGTCCTTTGGCAGAAAGCTTTCTACTGTCCCTGTCTCCATGTGGAATATTGTTAAATTATTGGCATTTCCTGTTGTTTTTGGGTTGCATCGAGAAGCAAATAAATGACTATCAATTTCATGGTCTACAAGTGTAGATGTCTCTTCTTGTGCATCAATAATTACCTGATGATCAGGCTTGATTCCATGATTGTGCGCCCATTTAGAAGCCGCGTTTAACCCAAATATAGTCGCCCCTGATTTCTGTAATTCCTTTATATCATCAATATGATCATTAATTGAGCCACCGCCGCCAATCATTACGGCATGTCTTCCATGAGGCTGTTTAAGCTGCATCCATTTTGGATACTTTTTAGAATTAAAGCGTACATTACGCTCTATTTCTTCTTCTGGGGTATTAAGAACTAATTCTAATGTGAGCTTTAATCCACTCGTTGCATGTGGATTCTGATAATCGACGGCAACATAATTATTCATAATTATCCAGTTAATAAAGGGGTGAGAATTACCCCACCCCTTTTTTATTGCAGATTAAGCCTCAACGACCTTTTCTGTACCCATTGGGCGGTTGATCATAACGCGAACACTCGTACCGCCAGGGGTTGCCGAAGCAACAACAGCGACTAGAGCGCCCTGCATAATCAGGGCCGTAACGGGAACAATCGCAAAGCCTGCACCAGAGCCAACAATAGCGCCAGCATCAAATGAGACTGCAGAGTCTTTTGCCATCAGTGCATTACCGCTGATTTGATACCAACCGTACTGACTAGCAATACAAGCTGACATTGCAACCGCTAATGGACGCGGTTCCTCTACAGCAATGGTTGATAACCCAGTTGAAAAACTGGTGTCATACTCGACAATAGAGCCAACAACAGTTGATCCAACGCCAAGCAGGTAAATAAATTCACCTTCGCCATAAGTTGGATCAACTGCACGTACTATCGTACCCAGAGGGTGCAACGGCGCACTGTCTTTTTTCTCGGTATTAACAGGAGCAAAACTGGCTATTGCCTGAGTGCCTGCTACCGGATCTGTTACATGATATGTCATAGTTTTTTCCTCCTAGCTTGGAACGATAACGCCCTGCTGGTTACGGTTAGAGCAAGTCATGTTACCCATCCACAAGATAGGTACTACAACACCATCCTGATTGATTGGACGCTGTTCATCGACAATTTCCAGATCAGCGTCACGGTGGACGGTAAGACCTAAATACTGCGTGTTCAGCATGTACATGCGGTTTGCAGGGATACCTGAGTTACCATCAAACATCACATCAGCACTCTTGTACTTGAGTGAGCCGAAGCCACCGTTAGCACTTTCAGAGCTTGAATAGCGTTTAATGGATACCTGGGAAGCTTCATAATACTGGTAATAAGTATTATCAGCAACAATCAGGTCAGGTTGATCATCAGGACCACGATCAAGACCAAGATACAATGGAAGCATTGCAGAGTTCTCAATAGTCGAGGCTGAGATGGTTACAGACTCAGTAGTTGCGTTGAAGAACTGGTTTTTCCAGAAAGTGAATGTTCCAGAAGCAATACCACCAACAGTACCCGTGCCGGCATCAGCTACCAAAGCCTGAAGACCGTTGATCTGATTTGTCGCAGTGCCATCACTGTACAGGTCAGATGAGAAGTTGTTGTTGAAGGTACGAAGCGCATTCTTCATCTTGCTTTTGGCAAGTTTCATAATACGGCTTTCACCAGAGTTGATACGAAGTTCACGACCACTCGACACTACGTTGAGTGCAATCTGACGCCACGGATATTCGGCTGCTGAAATTACATCAGAAGCACCAATATTCAGGGTATCCCAATCGCTGTAGCGTTGGTAGGTTCCGTTTTCGTCGTAATCAAGGCCGCAGACAATGGTTAAACCACCGTCTTCACGCTCATAATTACCCTTTGTCATAAGGCGCTTGCATAGCGCATTACGGTTGGAAATATTATCGTATATCTCCGGCTTGTGGTTACGGAAAGTGGTTGACACCAATTCCGTAAAGGTTGAGTTTGGACTTGCCATTCTCTTCTCCTATTTAGTTACGGTTTTTGATTTTGCGCATTATTTCAGGCATATCGTCAAACATCTTTCCTTTCGGCGCTGTGGGCGCTTTATTGGTGTCTCGACTTTTGACATTAATGGATTTGGCTTTTTTAGCCTTATCCGCTTCTTTTCTCGATGCTTCCTCGGCTTCTTTTAATTTCTTTTCACGCTCTTTTTCAAGGTCTTTTTCAAAGAACGGTGAAGCTCGATAGGCAAAGGTATAAGCATCATCAAGACTCTTACCTGCTCGGATTTGCAGTGCAATTTCTCCTTCCAGATCATCGAAGTAATCATGCTTGGCTTTAAAGGTTTCCACTTGGGTGTTTATTTGCTCAGAACGCTCATTCTCATAGTAGCTGTTGGTCGCATTCTGATTCTGTTCAAGGTGATTAACCTTATCCATCAATTGCTTGACGAACGGGTTATTCATTATGTTCTGTGTTTCTTCATCAACCGGCGCATTAGAGATTCCGTAACTCTGTGCCAGTTGGTTCAATAACTGCTTCTTTTCTTCTGCAGGGGCAGACATCATTCTCAGATGCGTTGCCATAAGGCGTTGAGAGGCGGTTACAGGGTCTACTTTGCTCTTTTTCAAGATACCTTCAAAGGGTTGAAAGGCGTCTCTCATTCTCATGCCCAGATTGGCATCTTCCTTTCTTGTCTCGTCGCCCTCGCTCATTTGCTGTTCGCGCAATTCGATATATTCTTGTGCTTCCTTATCAAGAGAGTTCCAGGTTTCGTGCATTTCCTTCTTCCACGACTTAGGCGCTTCTCTTACTTCTTCCGGTTCCTCCACCACTTCTGCTTCTTCAACCACTTCTTCAACTTCTTGTGGCTCAGGATCAGTGACTTCATCCGTTTCTTCATCAGGCTTAACCCCGAATAATTCTGAAGCAATAGAATCACTCGCAGATTGAATATCTATCCCCTCGTTAGAGGACTCTGGTTGAAATTCTTCTGTTTCTGTAATGGCTTCTACTACTTCACTTTCTGCTGCACTCATCGGTGTCTCCTAGAGTCGTTGTAATTCTACGTCTGCTCCTGAAAGCAGCTCATTGGCTAATTTCTCTTTCTTGTCGGTGGGCATTTTGTCCCACTCCTTCTCTACGGTTTCATCAACCTTTTTATCAAGGTCGTCATCCATCTTTTTAATTCTGTTCTTTTGTACGTCCTTCATGCCGGGGTCGTAGTCAACACAGTCATGTCTGGCCATGTCCTCATCCCTTGCTTTATAGGAAGTGATTGGTTTTCCACTGACGGGGGATTCGTAGTAATCCCACGGTTGAATGTCACAACTGATCATGGTTGCGGTGATCTTCCTTGTTGCTTTAGCACCACAATCGCACGTTTGAGGGTTGTTATAGTCCTTAATCTTCAGGAACAGGTCGAATTTATGACCGTTATCACAGTGAAATTCATACAGGGGCATTGATACTCTCGATAGTTTCTTTCATTCTGTCTACCTGTTTATCCATCATCGACTGAACGTTCCTTTTGTGGTCTTCAAGAAGCCCTTTCACCTCGGAAACTTCTTCTTTTGACTTGAGTTCTTTTTGAGCATCATCGAACTTTTTAGTCAATTTGATGGTTTCCATGAAAATCTTCTTCTCACCCTGGAAAGTCATTTCGTCCAGTTGTAATTTATTCGCTCGCTTATCCAGTTCAGTACCAACCCTGACCTGCTCTTGCTGGAATTTCTCCTGTTCCTGTTTGAGCTTTTTCTTCTCATCCATAAGTTTCTTCTGCTGCTCTTTAACTTGTTCGGCGTTCGGGCCTTCAGGGGCAGTCATGGCGTTGATTTCGTCTTCAACTTCAGGGCCAAATCTGAACCGTTTAGTAATATCTAAAAGCATGGACTTGGCAGCACCAAAGGGAAGTATCTGCTCTTTAACCATTGGCATCAGTCCGTTCATGAACTGGGCCATTGCGTTCATTGCTTCAGCGATGTTCTTCTTGTCTTCAGTGGCTTCTACGTCAAGCGTCGAATTAGTCTCGATATCAACCTTGAACGACCTTATATAGTCGTCTTTGAGGACTTCGAGGATATTCTCCCAACTTGGCTGGGTGAGAAGCTCGGTGAGTTCTGCGGCCTCTTTCTGGTATTTCTTTAATTGCTTATCGGCTTGTGGATTCTGCTGAGATTCCATTACCGCTTGCTGAATCATCGGTTGTAGCTGATTCATCAACTCAACGGCTTTTTCCTTCTTTTCCTCGGTTGGATAGGGAAGCCCAGTGACTTTAATCCACATATCTTGAGGCAGGTTCTTAACCGCAACATCCAGCATGACTCTGAGAACATCCCTTACATATTCCTGCACGTCAGATTGCATGTTCTTCAGTCTCATAGTTCCCCATGCTTCCTTGACCTTTTGAGCGCCTAATGTCTCCGAGGCTTTAGACTGACCTCTTAAAATATCGGAGATTCCGGTAATCTCGTAAATGACTTGCTTACACTGCTCTCGCGCATCGTATAACTGCTGTAAAACGCCCGCTAATTCACCCAAAGGCATTAGCCAGATGTGTTTTTCAATCCCCCCATCCATCAAAGCGGAAAGATTCTCCACAGGGACAAATTCGTTATCCTCGCCATCAAGAACCCTCTCTAGCATCTCTCCCAGATTGCCGTCATAACCACCACGAACCTTTATCGCTTTAGCAACCTTGTTGATACTCCGGGTCAGGCGGTTGAGTTCTTCAGCCTGATTCTCGTATAACTTATATAGAGGTGTAGGCGTCAAGTCGTTGGACTTGCGATGCAGCATTAAGGGTTTTGGTGTGTTGAAGAATCCCGTAATGTCTAGGGGGTCGTCGTCTTCTCTAAGATAGTCAGTGTACGCAGGACTGATCCATTTGAGAGTCTTACTGTCTTTGTCCCATATCTGGTAGATGCAGGCGGTTTGTCTGCGCTCTTCAGTTTCCTTGGTATTCTTCTCGTCTTCTTCAGAAACCGTGTATTGAATCTTACCGGCGATGTCACTTCCGAACAGGGCTTCTGCTTCGTCTTCGTCAACGTATTCTTCATAGGCTATCCACGGCACTTTCTCCCACTTCGTTCCGAATCCGTGAAAGAAGCGATTATACTTTTTAGTATCCGCAACAATGGAGGCCCACTCGATCTTCTCATCATTGAACTTTGCATCAAACTTAATACACGTTACACCCCTACCCGGTAGAAGCGAATCCAGAACAACTTCCTTGATCGCATCGTGGAACTTCTCATAACCCTCGATATTGGTATCTATCAGGTATGAGAGCATGTTATTCGATGCCTCACCCACTGCTTTATTGAGTGGATTTACCTTGGTAAAACCCTTGTTGTCCTTCTCTGCGAACCTTTCTTTTACCGCTGGTCTTGGTAGTTGTGAGTAAAGTGCGGGCGATAATGTCTCTGTATTTGAAAAGAGGATATTAAATGGATTCATGTCTGGATGTTCGGCATTGTATAAATCCAGAATAGTCTCACCGTCCTTACGAAAGTCCTGCTCTCTGCGTTTGGCATCGTCAAGCTCATTCATCCAGTAACGGACGTTTTTGTTATAGTTCAAAACCTGTTACTCCGCTCGATTCTCTTTTTTCGTAAGTGAGTTTTCATTAATTGTCCGTAGGTCACAGAGGCGACTGAACCCTGAATAAGTTTTTCGTGAGGGCTTACAATAATTTGGGTTTGTTTTGACATCTTCCACGTTAAGGAGAGATATCTCCATGCGTCACTCGAATGCGAGTGCATATCATGAACAGGTTCTTTGGAGAACATCTTGGTATCTTCATCTCTTTTCCTGTGATAAGACTTGAGATGCTCAAACTGGTCTTCACAGTGACCCTTGTCGAAGTTAGCAATATGAAAAGTCTTTCTCGCTGCTTGAATACCGTCCTGAACTGAAAAGTTAGGCGTTATATCAAACATGCCGATATCAAAATCTTTATCTAATTTATACTCTTCTTTCTGATCGAAGAATTGCTGAATAATTGACTTACCACCCATTCCCAGTCTTACGGGTTTGGCGTCGTGCGGGAGCCAGTGTTTTCCGTACCTGAAACCCCTCTCTTTACCGTTGTCATAGAGGAACTTTGAATGATCTTCTATTTCCTTGAAATTGTCTTCATAGCAATCAATAACATTTAGATCACCATCGACTAACTGATAGAACCAGACTGAGGTAAAGTCATCTCGACCCAAGTCCCATGCAGAATGCACCGGATGTCCTGGAGTATGAGGAACAAAGCCTAATCCACCCCTTTCCTCAAGTCTGGAGGTTGCAGCACCCCAGATAGAGCCGGGTAGGGCTGCATCGAAACTACACCAGTATTCCTGAAGTAGCATGGCCCTGGCATAAGCCTCATCACCATGTTCTGCAATAAGTTCCTGTAATTCGTTATCAAGCTGGGCGGGTGTGAAGATTCCGGTATCGTCTACGGTTAGTTTCTCGTAGAACCATTCCTCAGATTCCTCTGCCATCTTCGCCATTCTGAAGACGTGATTCTTACCACGGGGCGTAGTGTTAAAGCTTGCCCAACCCCCGTTCTCCAATAGGATGGGTCTTAAATAACCCCATGAGGTCGGATTTGAAAGTGCGTACTCAGAGAAGGTAATCCCAACAGGGGGAGAACCTACCAGTGAGTTGTAGTTGTCACTTCCCATTAACTGCCAGGTAGACCCGCTTTTAAGGGGGATTTTCATTTCCTGGTTGTTAATTCCAGCCCTTATCTCATCTGGGAACGCTTCGTCTATTCTTCGTTTTCCAGTATGGGGGTTGATAGCATCCCAAATCGCCTTACGGCACTGGTTGTATTCGGGTAGGCAGTACCAGTAGTTACCTATTCGCTCAAAGGACGCACAGGCGTTGTGGTGCATCATTACATCGTCTTTGCCTGCACGACGATGCCATACCGCGAGAAATCGCTTGATATCGCTTCCAAGTGCGTTCCAGAGAGGTTCCTGATATTTCCTCGCCTTCCAGTTATGGGGAAGGTTTATGTCTATCTCAATATCCCCCAGACCTTCATCGTTAAGTCTTCGACATAGGCCGGACTATTGGAATAATGTGCATCTACAAAGATGCCATCTGAACTACAATCAAGGTCTTTAGCGATATTACTTCGGCGAAGTCGATAATATTTATTCGCTATTACCGTTATACCGCCAGAGCCTAAATGAAGCTCGGCTTCTTTAGTAATTGCTAATATGCCTGAATCATTAACAACTGAATAAAGATAGGCATCAACCTCAGCATTGACATGAGTTGCTAACACGTTGATATCAAAAGTATCGAGTTCGATATTTGGCGTATCGTTGAACTGCTCAAAAGAACAGTGATAGGTATCAACATCTGTCAGCGTTACATCTGATGTTGAAAGCGTAACTGACCCTGTGAACCATTTAGAGGTCATGTAGGCGTTACTGTATCCATGAACAGCATTACCATTGCCGTCTGTCGTTGTTGTGTCTGTCGTCAGGCCGTCAATAATTACTTCATCTGTATCTGCTGGCGTTGTTACGCCTGTATCACGGTCAATCGTTGTGCCGGTAAAAGTAATAGTTCCAGCAAGATCACTACCTGCATTAACCACAATAAATAACTTACCAGCACCCTGATTGACAACAATGTTTGTCGGTGTTGGGTCTAGTGGACTCGCTGTATCCAGTGACAAAATACCACCATGAACATTACTCTCACTAGCTCTTGCCGGTTCAGCATCGTAACTCGTTAAAGGTACTGGAATTGCAATCGTTTCTTCTACTTTCGACCAACTACCATCACCCCTCAGGAATGTTTCTGCACTCGGAGTTCCCGTGTGAAGGAAACTATTTAGAAATCGTATAAATGTGCGTCCGGCCATTATGAATTATTGAGACTACGGGGCTTTGTTCTCATTATGCACAAGTCATCGCTACAGTTGCGTCAAACGTACCGCTTGCCAGCGCGATACCTCCGGTCACTGATTTGATATCACCAATCGTTGCATCGTAGATAAAATGCAATGTATCGCCATCACCGTTACTGGGCGCAACAGAGAAAACAACATCAAAACGCGGTGTTGATGTGGGGGCGGTATCAATCGCAGTTATAATGGGAGCGATTTCCTTGTTAGCCTCTACATCAGCAGGCCATAGTTCCGCTGTTACTCCAAGGACAAAGTTGGTTGATTCGCAGATACACGGGACAATGTGATAGGCAGTTCCAGTACCGGAACCTGCTCCTGTTGCAGTAAAGACGGTGCCTTCAAGGTTATCAGCAGCGCCAATTGCTATCCAGTTGGTATCACCGGGTACTAATATTTCATACCTCTCATCAGTAGTAAAACCAGAAGCAGCAGTAACAATCGTTGTTTTGTCAATCAGCTCAAGCGTATGCAAGTAAGCCGCTTGTACGGGCGTTACACCAATTGCGTAGCCATTAACGTTAGTATCAGCGCCATTAGTCACAAATACATACAAAGTATCATTTTGATCAACCACACCCGGCGTAACAACAGTAAAGGTTATTTCAGTTGTTGATGCCTCTGCTGTGATTGTCTGCTCTGTTGCGCTGGCATCATTAACATCATCTACAAGACAGATAGTAACCGTGTTTCCACCTATTCCAAACCCCGTTCCAGTGATAACAATACCTGTTTCACCGTCTTCTATGGTGGCATCGCCATTAACATCTGTAATCGTAACCGTTGAGGTTACGGCATCGTTAGCCTCAACATACATAGAAATTGGATAAGTGTATGATGATGAATCAGCAACAAACTCAGCAGGTAAGGTTCCCGTTGCATTATAATCACGCAAGATATTATTTGATTCGTAATCGCTACTAACATCTGCCGAATAGCCATCCGACCATACCGCTAGTGCGTAGGTTATAGAAGCACTTAATTCGACCTCGGTTCCTGTTCTATCAACCTCTTTCCACCCTTCAGAGCCATCGCCTGTAAAGATTGTTTCACTACCAGAAACCAACGTGGGCGGAGATACCGACACATTATAAATACCTACCCTTGCCTCATCACCCGTATTTCCCGTTCCAGAATAAAGGTGAAACTTAAAAACCTCCTTATCAACATTAGGGGTGAACGTATAAGTAGAGTGGTTATGTATATGGGTTACATTTGCAGTCAGATTATATTGACTACCCTCAACATTATTACCATATATATCAGCCATTCATATCTCCTAAGTCGGCCAGCCGGTCGGGCGTCTGTTGTAGATTTTCAGATCATCAACGTATATCCATATATCACCATCAATGTGATCATAAGAGCTGTTAGGCGAGAAGGTATTCATGAACCGAAACATTTTCCATTTTCTGGTAGAAGAAGATATAGTCGAAATTGATAAGTCGAGCTGCTTAACACCATCAACCCACATTTTTTGATAACCATTACCACCACTATCCCTGGCTACTGTGCCAATACCACACTCGACCTGATATTTCTGCCATACCTGCCACTTGAATGCATTGTTATCCCCGAAATTAAGGTCTGATAACCCAGATCGGGTTGTTCTGAAATCCAACCCCAAGTTGTAATCCCTCAGCATTATTATCTTGGCAGAGGGATGTGTACCCGTTGCAGTATCGTAGTGTTCATAACGTAAGAACTTACAATAACCAATAACTGTATCAAAGTGAAAATCTGCTACTGCAGGGGCGCGTAACCACATTTCATGGTACATAACATCACCCTCTCCAAGTAGAGAAGGGAAGGTTACTCGACCACCCCAGTTATAGGTCGATACCGTAACATCCTTTTTAAGTAGACATTTACAACACTGAAAACCTGAATGCGCTTGGTCTCCGGTGTACGTTGACCAGCCCGCTTCACTGTCCCAACCATCAGGCCCAACTGCCATAGTGTCAATAGTGCCGTTATTCCAATCTCTTTCTATTGCCCATCCATCGGTGGGTGCAGAGGTAACGACATAATTAGGTAGGGTTGTATCAAGTACCTGAACATCTTCACTTTGAGACTTCAGATCACTTACATCACCATCAAAAACATTCGTAATCGTGTTATTGGCCTGGAATGCAGCACCATCAACGGTGAATTGGAGTTGGTTAGTTCCCTTTCCACCTACCGCTGTTATGTTCCTTGGGCCGCCGTTTACAGCGAACGAATGACCTAATATGTAACTAGCATCTGTACCCGCTGTTGTATACAAGGCTTCTGAGGCACTTACATAAATATCGTTCTCACCCGCTGTAGCCGACATACTATCCAGTGTCGGTATGGTTGAGCCGGGTTGTTTTACGGTCATTCTAAATACATCAGATTCAGCAGAATTACCCTCGCCATTTGTTGCGACAAAAGTTAAATCAAAAGGTGAGTTCATCCACTCGTTTGCTGCTACGGTTCCGTAGATAAATCCAATGCCATAGCCGTCAACACCGTCATCATCAAGTGTTAATCCTGATGGCAAAGCAGCAGAGCCGCCACCAAGATTGATATCTGTTATTGGGTCGCCACCATCTGACGCGATAAAGTTAGTCTCCATGTCGATAGAGACAACCTGTCCTTCATTGACAAAGAAACTGGTAGATGTCCCCCATGTAGGCACTACCGCCGCTGAACAACCCAGTTCTCCAGACTCCCATGCAATTACTTCGGGTGTTTCCGAAGCGGGGTCTATGGCGTTTACAGTAATGTTAAATGACTCGTCAGTAGAAAGACCTGCCTCATTCGTTGCTGTCGCGGTAATGGTTGTTTCAACAGCCTCAGTATCTGTTATCCCCGTTATTGACCCGTTGATATTAAACAATAAACCGGAGGGAAGCCCGTTTGTAGATGAGTAGGCAAATGTTATTACTGATGGGGCTGCGGGGTCGCCATCATCAGTTATATAATCCTGTAGGTTTAAACTAAACTGACCGCCAACCTCCTGATCGTCGTAATCGGGTACAGCAGGACTCGTTGCCCATACGGGTGCCGTTATCTCCAAACCAACAACAATTGCCGGTAGAACTTGAGATGCTGAACCAGAGTCGTTGGTGGCGTTATAGACGATTTGATACGTCCCGCCCTGGTCTGCGTCAATGGTCCCTGTTATCTCCCCAGCAGAGGTAGCGGCCATTTCCACACCACCCGATTCTGGGAGTGAGCCGGATAAATAAGTAAACGTTAATGCGGAACCATCTGGGCTTACAACATAGTCTGAGAGCGAGAGGCTTACAGTTTCGCCCGTATCCCAGTTCTGGACTGGAATAGTTCCCCAAACGGGTTGCTGTCCCTCTTTAACGCCATAAACAGTGTCGTTTACGTCATTTAACCAATCTGCGAGTATTTTAGTAACACCGCCTACAAAATTAGTATCTGCCATATTATCCGCACGCTACCGCTATGTCTGCTACTGCCCAGTCTGCAATACAGGTTGGAGGGGAAACATCATATCCTTCCCACAGTAATTGATTGAGAACTTCTTGGGCCTGTTGTTCACAGGTATTCGTTAGAGTCGTTCGTGCCCACAAACACACCCCCATCAAGCCTGCGGTGTTGGACATGACATAATAGAAGGCGTACAAACTTTCTACAAAGTGCTGCTGGACATCAACAGGATTGGCTGTTCTGGGACCAATCCCCATCAAGTCCTTAATACAGACTTCAAGTTCGTCACCACTCAGCTCCATTACACTTCGGCGTCAGCGTCTATATTAGAGTCGTCTTCTAAAGCGACCAGAATCTCTGCGGCCTGGGCTGCGGCGTCTCCACTTATAGTCGTCTTGCACCACATACATCTTTCGGCCATGATCTCTCCAGGGGCACTTACTTTCGTAGGGTGGCCTGTGACGTACCATCTCGAATAATCCTCTGCGTCATGCCTTTCCTTCAGAATCGTGATTGGATTGGGACTACCTACATCGTGTCCACTCAAGGTATTAAGTGCGCTCTGCAGGGCTGCTGTTGTTGTTACTGCCATCTCTAATCCTCTAGTAGTTCATCAACAGATTCGTAAATACGGTCAATTGATAATGAATATTTGTTCGCAAGCATGAGCTTGTCTTCTTGCGCCTGATAATCTTCTGGGAGACCAAACTCTGACAGCTCATCAAGAAATTCCTGAATCCATATCAATTCTGAAATAATCTCCTTTTTTGTTAGATATGCTCCATCAATAGGCCACTTCATCTCTGCTGCCATAATTTACTCCGAAATAATCTCCATGATCCGCATCATGGCATTGTCAAATTGGGTTAAAGCTTCGTCTAACTCGTCGAGCCTGTCGGTACAGTCGGTCTGCTCAACGTAAGTCATCATCTCTCTCTCAAGCTTGTTGACGAATATCTGGGCTTGTTCTTTAGTCATTCTTACCCAGGGTCATATACACATCTGTCTGCTTCCATCTCTACTCTAAGTGAAAATCGTGTGGTGAATTATGTGGTGTATACCACCCCTACACAGCCTACCCGCCCTGCCTCAGACCCACCCCCCCTAGTCCTCTACATCTATGGTAAGTGTTTGATTATCATGGGTTATTGCTGCTGACCTGTTGACATTCACAGTGATGCCAGCTTGCCCTGATTGATCCTTATCTGAGTACCCGTGATTGTTGACCAGGCAGAGCTTAGTGATGGCTGGATTGAACGTACCATCTAGCCCATTGTTGAGCAATTCACGCTCTTGACCACACATGATCTTATCCATAGCTTGACTAAACTCATAGGACCTATTGTCCTTATACCATCTATATAGACTCTGTTTGTTCTTACCTAGTTTATAGGCTAATCCAGCTACAGTAGGCATTCTATCGCCGTATTTCGCATAATTCTTAGCATAGTCTACTGTTACCGCTAATACTTGCTGATCGAGTTCTAACGGTCTACCAGGCTGTCTAGCCTCTGTCACTTTATTATGTAGCTGCCTGCTCATAATCTTACCTTTTGACTAATTGCGCCATTATGGCATTTATTGATCTAAATCAAGTTTATTGCTTGATATTATATGTGTACTACGTATACTTGAGTTGTAAGTATTAAACATCTATTTGGGAGATTAAAAACATGTCTATTTACACTGAACAAGGCTATGAATCCAGAACTGACTATTTGAATAGTCTGGCTGAGGACTTCGGACTCGATACTGAGCTTGTCTACATTGCAGCCGATATGCTCGGTCCTAATGAGGACTTCGACGGCCTTGTTACTACGCTGGATGATGAAAGTCAGCGTATTGGCTATTAATCAACAACGCACAAGGACGTGCTTACTTGGGAATATAGAACAATGCCTTATCCTGTTTGTATTCAGTTTGTTGCTGTTTCCAGCCGTCGCGGGCCTCGTTACATATGGATACAGAACTTCGCTGACATTATTTTTAATGATCAGTTCATGTATAGCGGTAAGTTCTGCTATATCTGCACACGTCCGAAAAACATTATTTTCGGTTAATTAATCTTACTTTGGGAGAATAGAAAACTATGAAAATTATCACTAACAATCAATATCGCGACTTAATCAATGGCTATCAATTGTCTGATACTGAAAAACAAGACTTTGATTATATTGATGATGATGAAATCGGCGGTCACTGCTTTTTTAAGTACAAGGGGTTTATCTATGATCCATCCGAGTTCATGCCTACGCCGCATAATGAACCGGCTAGACAAGAATTAAATGAATTGTCTGCATGGGATGGATACCAGTCTGATAGTTACTTTTCAGGCATTGTCATTAAATTTGACGCTGATTATGAACAGGTCAAGATCGGTACTTATTTTAGCTGATCATTCAACCTTGTCTCTGTATCAGGGGCAAGCTTGAGCAATTAAGCTCTAATAGGAGTATAGAACAATGAAACTAACACGTGAACAACGCAAAACGCTATTCCAGGTTTATAACCGCTCGCCGTTGAATATGTCATATCGTGAATTTAGACGTACAGTCCAGCCGGGCTGGGGTTGCATTATGG